CAAAGGCACATGGTTTGGATGGTCCGTAAGTAAAATTGGAACTGTGCAAGATGGTGCTCTTTACCAACAAGCCAAAGCGTTTGCGACTAGCATTTCTAAAGGAGATGTTAAGGTAAAACATGGTGAAGAAACTACAGCGCAATCCGATAAGGGAACGCATTATTAGTTTCTCCCTCGAGAGAAACAGGGTCGGTGATGGGAGACTGGATCCGACCCTGAATGATGACTTATGGAAAAAAGATTTGTAGAGATATTTACAGGATTAAAAAGAGATTATGGGTATGCTGACCCTCAGTCTGCATACAAAGATCCTTCTACGGGTAAATTAAAAATAGAACATTTTTGGGCAAAGCAACCTGTTACAGAACAAGATTACGAAAATCATTTAAAAGGAGTTAAGCCGATAGGTATTCAGCCTTGTGATGATGAAGGCATGGCTAGGTTTGGTGCCATAGATATTGATTCAAAAGCTTATGATCAATTTGATACAAGAAAATATTTAGATATTATAGATAAAAATAAGATTCCTGTTATACCAGTAAAATCAAAAAGTGGTGGATTACATTTGTATGTGTTTACAGATAAACCTGTCAAAGCTACATTCATTAAATCATTCCTAGAAAAATTATTATATACATTTAATCTTAAGCCAAGCACAGAAGTTTATCCTAAACAAACAGAACTAGATCAAGGTGCTAACAGTACATCAGGTAACTTTATTAATTTACCATACTTCAAGAAACAAGAACGAGTTGGTCTTAACCTAGACGGCACCACATTTACGTTTGAACAATTTATTAAAGTCATAGACGCAAATACAAAAACACAAGAAGAACTAAATGATTTTATAAATAGGCATATCAAAAATATTTTAACGGGTGGTAATGAAGAGTTTGTAGATGGTCCACCTTGTTTACAAATTATAACTAAAGATTTATCGGCTGACAATAAATTGGGAGATTACAGAGACAGATTCCTATACAACTACATGGTTTTTGCTAAGAAAAAATATGGTGACATTTGGGATAAAAAAGTATTGCAAGCAGCTAGAGATTATATTGTTTATGATAATGAATGGGGCGATGAGAAAGTTAAGAAAAAAATAAAAGCGTGGGAAAAAGAAACAGCAGGACATACTTGTGATGAGGAACCTATACACGATCATTGTATGAAATCAGAATGTGCTAAACGACAGTTTGGTTTCTTATCTGATAAGATAAAAAGATTTCCACCACTTACAGCTTTAATTAAAATTAATTATTCTCCAGACCCAGAATTTAGATTTACAATTACATATGTAGATAAGAAAGAAGGAGAAGTCAGTAAACAAGTTATAGCAAGGGATGCTACTTATTTTACAAATCAGGATAGACTTAGAACACTGATAGCTGCACATACACCTATCTTTCCACCAAGAGTCACAAACAAAGATTATCAAATCATTATGGAAAACTTGTACGAAACACAGAATGTAGAGAGTCCTCCACCTGGAACATCAGACAAAGAATTATTACAGAAACATTTAGAAGAATATGTAACAGGAGTAAAAGCTGTGAGTGACACATCTTTTAGAAATGGTAGCACATTGATTGATGATGGCTTTGCATATTTTGTTTTAGAACCTTTCTTTAATCATCTTAAGAATAAAGAATGGAAGATTAAATTAACAAAGACAGGTAGAATGATGGAAGACTTTTTTAAAGCTGAGCTTAGTGTATCAAAAAGATATCCTAAAAAAGATTCAGATACTAAATCAAATAACCCTGTCAGATGTATAAAAATATCTATGCAATACTTTGATGAAGAGGATAACGATTTGGAAATCTTAGACATGAAAGATAAGGAGGATATTCTTTGATAACTAAGATCTATGGACCCCCAGGTACAGGTAAAACAGAAAAATTAATTAGAAGAGCAATGGCCTACATTAGAATAGGCACTCCACTAGATCAAATAGGTTACTTTGCCTTTACAAGAAAAGCAGCTAACACAGCAAAAGACAGAATGTTAGAAAAGAATCCACAATACAAAAAGAAAGATCTACCGTATTTTAGAACGTTTCATTCTTTAGCTTTTCAAAAGTTGAGTCTAGACGAAAGTAAAGTTATGCAAGACTATCATTATGCAGATCTAGGTAGGATCTTAAGTATTAGAGTTAATGTAAGAAAAGATGTAGATGCATCACCTTATTTAACTTGTGATAACGAATACTTTCAAATTATTTTAAAAGCAAAAGAAAAATGTATTTCAATTTGGGATGAGTATTGTTCTGGTGAATATTCTTCATCGGTTAGATGGGGATTGTTAGAACATATTGAGGCTAATTATAATCAATACAAAAGAAAAAATACCCTACTAAATTACTCGGATATGATAAATCAATTTGTAAACAAGCCTCATCTTTGCCCTAACTTTAAAGTTGTGTTTGTTGATGAAGCTCAGGATCTATCACCATTACAATGGAAAATGTATGACTTACTAAAATCAAACTCTGATGATATTTACTTAGCTGGGGATGATGATCAAGCTATCTATACTTGGGCAGGTGCAGATGTAAATAGATTTATTAAAGAGCCTGCAAAAGAAAAAGTTTTATCTAGATCAAGACGTATACCTAAAAAGATTCAAGAACTTTCTTCTGTAGTCATAAGTCGTATTCGTGGATTAAGAGCGACGAAACATTATAAAGCAAGAGACGAAGAAGGTAAAGTAGAAAAGATAAGCACATTAGATCATTTAGATTTATCATCTAACAATTGGTTAATCTTAACTAGAACTTTAAATAGAGCTGACGAGATTTGTAAAATTTTAAAAGACAAAGGAATTTATTTTGAAACTAAAAAAGGTAAAAGTTATAATGTAAAATTATACAAAGCTATCTTAACTCACATGCAATATATTAATGGTGAAGAGATAACAGAGATCTCGATGAAAGATTTATTAGACTTTGCTACTGAAGAGGATTTACAGGATAAGAGTTTAAAATGGTATGAAGTATTTAGTAAAGGTAATATTTTGGAACGGAATTATATACGATTAATGCTTTCTAATAAAGAAAAACTTAATCAAGATCCAAGGATCAAAGTTTCTACAATACATGCAGCTAAAGGTGGAGAAGCAGCTAATGTTATTTTAGTCTTAGATAATGCTAATAAAATAAGACAAGCTGTAATGAGAAGTATAACAAAGAGTGACGAAGAACATAGAGTATGGTATGTAGGAACGACGAGAGCAAAAAGAAATATTTATTTATTACAAGCAAAAATAGAAAGGAAGGGATATCAATTATGACAGATCCAGACGGATTAGAAAAAGCATTTCCACAATCAAGGCAAATAGGAGGAAGTCACTATAAACATTTTCACATTCAGCCGTACGAATTTATTTCAAAAAATAATCTTTCGTTCTTTCAAGGCTGTGTTGTGAAGTACGTTTGTAGATATTTATATAAGGACAAAATTAAAGATTTAGAAAAGATAATTCACTATTGCGAACTAGAGATATTAAAGTTAAAAGATACTAGAAATAAAAAATGAAAGTACCTTTATTTGAAGCACAAACAGAGTGGAACGAACCAGAAGAGTATCCTGATCTAAGACAATACGATGAGATAGCAATTGACTTAGAAACTAGAGATCCTGATTTAAAATCTAAAGGATCGGGAGCTGTAATTGGTAATGGTGAAGTTGTAGGTATAGCTGTAGCTGTGCCGGGTAGAAAATTTTATTTTCCCATAGCTCATGGCTCAGGGCCCAATATGAACCGAAAGCGTACTTTAGAATGGTTCCAAGATACACTTAAAACAAAAGCTATCAAAATATTTCACAATGCAATGTACGACGTGTGTTGGATTAAACAAATGGGTTTGAAAATTGAAGGACTTATTGTTGATACAATGATAGCAGCATCATTGGTTGATGAAAATAGATTTAGATATGATTTAAATAGTTTATCATGGGATTACTTAGGTCATGGTAAATCAGAGGTTGCGTTGAATGAAGCAGCTAAGTCAAGAGGATTAGATCCTAAAGCAGATCTATGGCAATTACCAGCGATGGAGGTCGGATCCTATGCAGAGAAAGATGCTGAGTTAACTTTAG